CCGCCAATAGATTCTTGCAGGTTGATTTCTCGCACGGCTGTATCTTTGACATTCTTCCCGCGTCCAAAAAACTTACGCTTATGAATGTCGCTGACGGCTTTCATGATGTAAGTATTTAGAGCGGTCTTAGGGTCTTGGTATTGATCAATCAATTTATCATCGATACTTGTAACAGCTCTGCTTTTAACAAAGCCCTGACGGTTATCTACCAACCTGATAGGAACTCCACGCATTACTTGATTAATAATGTTTGCTCGATCTTCTGTCGGAATGTCGTCAGCAGATTTTAGCTTAAGTTCTTTTGCTCTGGCTCTTAAAGCATTATCTAACTTTGTTCTTTCCTGCAAACCAAGCGATTCTAAAAACTTTTTGTAGTTCTTTAGTTGACGCGGGAAATAGTTTTCAATATCTCCAATGTCATCGTATCCTGCCTCTTCTTTCAGGCGAGTGTGTATTTCTTTTAGAACCCTTCTTGTTTCTGCAAATGCTTCGTCTCCACTGGCAGAGTACCTTCTCATTACAGATAGAGCGTCATCAAAGTTTCCGTTAGCTAAGTCCCTGGACACAGCCTTCAAGTCATTACCTGTGATTTTGTCAAATATTTGAGTCAAAGGTTTTATTTGCTGCGCATACTTTTGCGTATCCTGAGCAATATCGTATTCAGTTTTGATAAGAAGAGAGTGAGCCTTTGGGCTGATGTTTTTTACGCCAGTTGCTACCACGCCAAGAAAGTCTTCTCCCATCTTCCATCCGCCAGTGGCAGATGAAGGAGCAATGTTCTTTGCTTTGGCAGCAATAACTGCTTCAGCCTGTTGGCGAGATGGGATTTTCATCTTGCGGTCAGACTTGATTAAAATATCATCTATTCCCGCGTCATCTAATCCCATGCGGTTTTGAACCACGGTTTTAATCTGCTGCAAATCAGTAACACCGTTAGCAGCTTGCTCGTATACAATATTTTCTATCTCATCAAACTGATCAGATGCTCGCATCTTTGCTTCTGGTGAACGTCTTTCTATTAACGCTTTTCTGGACGCGGGAGTAAGACCTTTAATAAGGGCAGAAGTAGCAGGTGCAGCGATAGCACCTACAGCAGTAGCCCCTGCCAATTGTACCGGGTCTACCTCTCCTGTTTTAGCTAGTTGTTCTAAGACGTTGTACTCTGCACCAAATGCAGCGCCTATTGCAGCAAGCCCTTTGTACCCTTGGTAGGCTTTAGACACAGGGATTAAAGTAGTAGGACTCATTAACGATCCAATGATAGTTCCTGCTATTCCTGCTGCTCCACCCATGCCTTCTTGTTGAGAGGCTTCTGGATACTTTGCTTGAAGCTCTAGCTCTTTTGCCCTGGCGATAACTTGCCTTCGCGTATCAGGACTAGCCTTCATATAGTCCTCGCCATAAAATTCTTCTGGAGGAGTATAAGTAAAGCCTTCTTCAAAGTTAAAGCTAACCTTGCCTATAGGAAACTCGCTAGACAAGTATGTAAAAGCATTCCCTATATCTGTATCCGCAGATTCATAAGCATAGGCAAACTTATCAAAAGCAGAAGGCTCTCCTCGAGGAGCCTCAACGTTAAGAGTAGCCAAGGCTTCTGGCGAAATTTGATCAAACTTTTTATCAGCAATAAGCTGCAAGTCTTCCCTGCTTAACTTAGATAAATCAGCCATAAAAAACCTATTGAGAGTAGTTTGCAATTCTCGCTTCAAGTTGAGAAATTTGTTGTCTTAAATCATCTGCGTTTGTGTTTGTGGCTTCTCTATTTCTAATTGCAGCATTGAGATTTGTAATCCTTGCTTTTGCCTGGTTAATATATCTAGTTTTTGCTTGCTCTATATTACCATTTGCTGCTGCAACATTTCTTAAAGTAGCTTCAAAGTTTGGGTCTACTCCAATGTTTGCTTCCGGGGCTTCAGTAGGTTGAGGTGTTATACCGAGTTGCGCTGCTGCCGCTGCTGCCGCTGCTTCCGCGTCAAACCCTGCTCCTCCTGCCTGTCGTTGAGCCATATCTTCTACGCTTACTTCTAGCAAGTCTGCGCCAGTACCAGTGGTAATAGATGCTTGTACTAAATCTATTATTTCGCTTGGCGTTTTGTTTTTGTGTTCAGGCATTGACCTAAACTTTCCTGCAAGCTCAAAGAATTTTGCCTCGCTAACGTCTGGCTTTCCACCAAAAAATCCTTTCTTAAGAAGAGCGTTTAGCTCAGGTCTTTCATTTGCTAGAGCTAAGTAATCATCTCTTTCGCGTTCTAAGATAGGCTTAAACTCATCCTTGGGCGTAGCTCTAAATTTTGCTGATTGAATCGATGCTACATCACGCATTGCTTCTTTAGGATCTAATGTGCTGCTTTCAATTCCAACAGCTATTGCTTCATATTCGCTGCCCAAATCTCTCACAGCTTGAGCTAATGTAGGTAGTCCTTCTCTATAATTTTGCCTATCAATTACTGCTTGTCCTTGTTCTGATATTTGCAGAGCAGCACTTGCCTCTTGTAAACCTGACGCTCTTAAGCTTGCTTCTTGTGTTCTTCTGGTTAATTCTCTGTCTTCTTCTGCTGTTCTCATTCTTGCAGCTTCTTGTCTTAAGGCTGCTGCACGAACAGGGTCAATAGACTGAATTAAGTTTGCGGCTTGAAGCATTCCCGCAGGAGTAGAGGTGTCAACACTAGATAATACGCTTTGTAGTTTCTCCCCAGTACTACGCGGGTCAATGCCAATCATAGGCTGTACCGCTCGGCGTAAGTCTTCCTGACGTTGCACACCAAGCTGACCTGCCATTTGAGCAAGAGGAGCTAACGCAGCGGCACGACCTCGAAGGCCAGAAGAAAGCAACTGACCTTGAACCATACCCTGCTGAAGTAGTTTCTGTTGACGTTGTTCAGGAGTATCAATGATGTCCGCAAACAAACTTTGAATGTTTATAGCCATTATTACAGACCTCCTGTTATCACACGATTCATAAGAGATTCAAAAAAATCTTGTGTTGGATTAGTGGACGCTGCGGATGTTGTGGTTGAAGCTTGTTCACCCTTCAACAAATCAAACAAACCTTGGAACTGCTGCTGACGTAGAGCATTAGCTAGTGCTGCGTAACCTAACTGAGACTCTAGACCAGACTCAGCAAGCTGAGTACCTAAACCAAGACCAGTGGATTGTAGCGCAGTTCCAATTCGTTGCGCTTCTAATTGTGGCTGCAAGTTAGCAAGTAACTGCTGCTGTCCCGCGTAAGCAGTAGGAATAGCAGATAATCCTAATTGACCTAATAAGCTTAGTCTATCTCGTGTCTCACCTAATCCCGCGAGGGTTTGCTGTGACTGAAGGGCTTGCTCTGCTCGAGCTTGTTCCATAGCACTTACACCAAGACCTGCTTGTTGTTCCGCTATAGCCTTCTCTAACGCTAACTGCTCAGGCGTACCGCCAAACATGGCAGTCCTGACTCCTAACCTACCCTGGTTAGATAAACGCTCTTCTAGCCCTAACCTTGCGCGTTCCTGTTCAGGGGCGAGAGTGGCTTGCATACGACCAAAGATGTCTTGCTCTCTACTAGCCCTTTGCGAAGGGTCTTGAGTAAGCATCCCGATAATACCTGCTTGTTCTGCCGCCCTTGCTTCAGGATCGCCTAGCATACCAAAAGCCTCAGAGCCAAACCCAAGCATTCTAGCTTGTAATGCTTGCTCTGTAGGACTGAGCATTGTATCCATGCCACTTGGACCCAGGGTAGCCCTAGAGCCAGTAGGAGTGGTAACAGTAAAAGGCTTGAACTCTGACCTTCTGCTAATCTCGCCAAGTATTCCGCCTTCATATTGAGGTACAGTCTCCTGACCAAAGACCGCAGAAATATCTTGCTTACCTAAATCTTCAATGTTTTTGATTATATCTTGCTGCGCTAATGCTCCTCCAATACCGCCAATTAAGCTGCGGCCTTGTTGGCTCATTGCGCTAGAAAGTAAGTTTTTGAAAAACTCTTCCATTAGTAAGTACCTCCATCAATCGTGCCAACTGTGAAAGTGCCACTCACTGTTAGGTTTGCCATAGTAGTTGTGCCAGTAAAAGTAGGTGACGCTGCATCAGACTTAGTTGCAATTGCTACCTGGATTGCGTCAAATTCAGCTCCGACTTCAGAGCCTTTAACAACCTTGGCAGGGTTGCCGCTAACCAAAGCGTCCTTGGCTGCGAAGTTAGTAAGTTTGGTATAGTTCGACATTAGACTATCCTTCCCATCAGAGCTTGAATATTAATTTCTTGAATGGCAATTGAGTTGCCTTCAACAGTTGTTTCTACCCCTACGGCTACGACTGTACCCTGACCAGAGGCGTTGATCTTCTTGCGTTTAATCAAAGCAATAGACGATGAATACTCAGCGTCTGTGTTGAATTCTGATATGTTGTACTGAGCTACGTTAGATTGAGGCAGTACATAAGCTTGTTTCTTGTAGTTTCCTGAGTAGTCATACGCCCAGTTCAGTACCACTGTAGCCTCAGCGCCATCAAAGGTAGTGAGGTTGATCTTCTTCAGGAACTTTAGGTTTGACGTATTGCCAAAACTTAAAGGATGGCTGAAGTAACTTAGCTGATAGCTTGTATCATTGTCGGTATATCCTGTGTACTGAGCTATTCCAGAGGATGTACCAACGTATAACAGTTCTGTAGATGTAGAAGTAAAACACTTGGGGTTAATGTGCGACCAAGTGGTAGCTCGATAACTTCCATCCTGTAACGGAAATCTTGTGTCAAAGACATACACTACGCTTAGGTTTTCAAAGTTCAACAAGACAAATGCTTCGCGAGGAGAGTAGTGCATCTTGATATGCCCTGTCTCTGCTGCGTACAAAACTTTGACATCATTGTTGACGTTTTTAGAGATGTCGCCAATAGGTGCTGACTTCTCTTGGATTGTCCTTGAGATACTTCGCACCCCGGAGTCATCCAGGAAGATAATGTCTTTACCTGTTGATACTACCGCGTCTCTTTGTACACATCCTATGTTCGAGATTGTATCAGATAATGCCATTGTGGAAGGATTATCTGCTCCTGCGTACACAAGGATAGAGTTCTTGCCAAAGATGATTAGAAAGCCGTTATGAGCCGCTAGAGCGGTGATTGTATCGTACCCTGCAGGCCATACCTTTGTGATGTCTATCGAGCCTGACGAGCCTCCTGCCCATCCTGAGCCATTCAATAGGTCAGACCAGTAGATAGTAGACTTGTCAGCAGTGAAATCTGCCACCCAAAGACGACCAAATGCTGCTATACACTCGTGTCCTTGCGGGGAAGTACCACTAGCAGAAGGATGTGATGACATCTTAACCACAGTTCCACTGCTGTCTGAGTAGACCAGTGGCTCATGTCCCCGTTGGAACATATACATGTGGTTATTAAAGGACACAAACTTCCAATTATTGTCCGTGATTGTATAGGACGCGGGTGTTACGTCAGTCAATGTAGTAGTGCCTGACATAATTAGATTGTTACCCGCAGAGAAGAAGGTTACATCACCGTCTTCTGCTACGAACTCACCCATAGACTCTATGCCTTCAGATGAGCCAAGGATCGTGTCGTCTGTAGTTAACACAGAATACCCTTTCCTTGCGGCAATGCGTCCTTCTTTATCAATTACACAGTTATCCGCAACCGCAGAAAAGCTTGCGTCCTGTGCTAAAGGCGCATCCTGTGTGTTAATCCCGGCAAAACCCGGAGCAGTAATGGTAATGCTTTGTAGCTGTTGAGCCATCTAAACCACCATAAATGTTGTTTCGCCAGGGTAACGATTAGCGTCTATAGCTATCGCATCCGACAAGGCTGTAGACGCAACAGCAAATTGCTCGGCTGCTGATTGACCACCAGTTTCCCCGCGTTCTCTTAAGGCCATAGCAAAGGCCATTTGAACAACAGGATTGTGAGGTACGTTAATTTTAGTAGCATCAGCCTCTAGTAATCCTTGAGTTTTAGCTACATCAAATCTTAGGTTATAAATACCGTCAGGCTGTGGATAAACCTTTACTTTCATGTCGTCATTGCTATCAACACCAATAAAGGTATAAACATTGGGACTGCCTGATACGACATCCTGAAGGTAGTAGACATTGTTAAAATAGTCTTTAGTCTCTAAGCCCATGAACCTATTAGATGAGTCATTGACTACATTTTTAACTACAGCTTCTTGCCCTGATCCAACAAGAGAATACTCAGATATTCCGTTGACTGTAGATACAGAGATGGTGTCTCGAAGAGCAGACCAGTTCCAAGAGTTCTCTACAATTCTCTTTGCGTCATTGATAAAGTCTCCAATTAACGCGGAGTAGTCTGACTCAAGAGCTGTTGCTGCCTGGTCTTCTCTTAATCGCCGAAGGACACTATTGATCGCTTCTAGATATGTCATCGTCTGCCTCCTGCGGCACGAAGAAATTGTTCAAACATTCCAAGTTGTACGTTATCTAACTCTGTGAATCTTGGCTGAAAAAGAATTGATTCTGTTAATGGAGATTCTTGAATAGCACTAAATAAACCAATCTTTGTTCCTATACTAGTGCCTATACTAGTTCCAATACCCGTTCCTGTTCCCGTTCCAGTACCCGTACCCGTACCAGTTCCAGTACCCGTACCAGTTCCAGTACCTGTTCCCGTTCCAGTACCTGTTCCCGTTCCAGTACCTGTTCCCGTTCCAGTACCAGTACCTGTTCCAGTACCTGTTCCCGTTCCAGTTCCCGTTCCTGTACCTGTGCTTGTTCCTGTACCCGTGCCTGTTCCAGTTCCAGTGCTTGTACCAGTACTAGTGCTTGTGCCTGTACTCGTTCCAGTGCCTGTACTAGTGCTTGTTCCAGTGCTAGTACTTGTATCAGTGCTAGTCTCAGTGCTAGTGCTAGTGCTAGTGCTTGTATCTACAGTCGTATCTATAGTTGTATCTATAGTTGTATCAGTAGTTGTATCTACAGTCGTATCTATAGTTGTATCTATAGTTGTATCTATAGTTGTATCTATAGTTGTATCATTTAAAGCATTATTAGCAGCCGCAGCAGCATCTTCTTCTTCTTGTGTTTGAAATGGACCATAAAGAACAGACTTAATAATATCATCAACTAAACCTGATCCAGTAAGAGTGATGTTTAGTGAAGAGCCTGTAGAGCCTGTCTCATCTGTTGTATCATCTGTAGTTGTTATACTTCCATCACCTGAATGCTCAACAACAGGCTGACCAGTAACAGGGTCAGTCATAATGGCTTTAGTAGTACCTGTATCTGCTTCTGTAGGATCAAAACCGCCTACTGTATTAGCGTCTATTGTTTTCCCTGTGTAGATTCTGTTTCCTGCAAAATCAAAAGGAACGTAATGAAAAACATTGTTTTCTGAATCGTATACATATTCGTAGTCACCAACTATTCTGTCATCTGTAACAATGTCTCCTTCTTTATATCCACCTGAAGATTCTGCGGCTGCTGCTTCTGCCTCTAAATCTGCAACAGTTTTATCTACACTGCCTGTTAAATCTGAGTCTGGCGATACAGTACTATCTAGTGAAGCGTTAGCTCCTGATGCTGAATCTGTGTCTTGAGACGTTGTTGGTGATTGAGCTGCTGCTTGAGCTGCTGCTTGAGCTTCTGTTAAAGTTTCAGGATCAAGCATTTGATTAGAGCCGATAGTAAGATTAATTAATCCTGCTGTTACGTTAGTCGGATCGTTTAATACATCTAATGGATCAACAACTGGCTCACCTTTAATTTGATTGTATGCAGCTTGAATCTCAGCGGCAGGAATTCCTGTTTGAGCAGCAACATCATCAATCGTGACTAGGTTCTGATCTAACAATCCAACAACATAATCAATTTCGTTTTGGCTTATACCGTCCGCTACCTGCACTGAGCGTAAAGCATCTTCAGTGCTAAATGGAACGACATCAGGTACGCCTTGAGTTTCAAGAATATTAGCAAGGTATTCGTTTGCCATTGCTTCTGCGTATGTTTGATTAAACATTTCTTGAGCAGACTGAATGCCAGTGCCACTATCAAGAGTGCTACCAAAGCCACCCATAGATTTGTATAGGTCTGCTATTTGGCTTGCTGACATATCGCGAATTTGACTTTGAGGAAGATAGCTTCCGTCAGGCATACGCACCATTGTAGTGTCTAGCAGATCATCTCTTCTTGCACCCATTACTCGTCCTCATCTACTAGCAAGTTGTTAGTCAATGCTGATTTATAGGTTTCCATTAACCCTATTAATACTATAGGACTCATTCCTAACTCGATCTGCGACTCAACCCAATTTCCAAGTTGCTCCATCGCGTCTTCTATTTGCTTGTCTAGCTTGTTATCTGGAAACTCTATAATCATGTGTATGCATCCAATAACTAATCACAAAGTTCCGCTAGTTCTTTCCAATCTGCCGCAGTCCAGTTTGATGTATCAGTTCCGGCAGGGAGTTCAACTGTGATTCCAGATATATTGCCTCCAAGCACACCTGAAGTCGCAGACGTATTACCTTTGATACAGGCCATAGCGTTGTCCTCCGGAGTGATTTCAAGGCTGTTCAATTGTGTGCAGCTTGCAAGGCCAAACATTATTAATATGCAACTTAGCATCTTGTTCATAAGCATCCTTAAGCAGTTCGTGTAAGAGGTTTTCTAATTTGACGCAACTCGTTAACACTGATGTGCATGTCATTCAGAATTTGTTGATAACTTTTCATTGAATGATCTGACAAAGCATCTCCTAATCCAAAGTCGTTTTTAATATAAACGCGAGGAGGGTTGAATAATACATGCCCCCAGTTGTCAAAGTATATTAAATCCTGGTTAGCGTCTGGGGCATAACCAATCTTAGGCATGCGAGCAACAACGTCGCTTCCAGAAACGTAAGATATTTGATCCTTGTGATTTATGCTTTTCTTTGAACCACGCACAAACACATTAGGTTTTCCAAACGTAACCAAAGATACATCATCAAAATCTCTACAAGCCCAGGCTGATAGCTCTGCCAATGCCCCACCTAAAGAATGACCAATAAATACGGTTTTTTTATTTGGGCTTAGGCATTTTTTAATTCGTTTCCACACTGACTTATGCGCCGCGGAGAATCCTGCATGACTCCATCGCTTGTTGTAGTAAGCAGGAATTGCAGTTAAGTTAAACACCCAATCTGCAAAAGAGTTAGTTCCTCTAAAGACAACGTAGTTGCATTCCGGGGTAAACTTTATAAAAGCAACTGTAGACGTAAAACGATTCTCTATCTTCATAGAGGAAGGTATGTTGTCTTGATAAGCATCTAGTGCCAGTTGAGCGTACAGCTTTTCCATACTTACCCTATAAACCTAACTGCTGCGCCAATTGCTGCGGCTACAACTAGCCAGACTATTCTTTCGGCTGACTTACCTTTGATAACGCTTTCGGATAAACGGTCTACCTTCTCGTCCATCGCGTCTACTTTTGACTCAATATGCGACTGCCGATTAAACACAGTAACAAGTCTTTCCTCAACACGCGCCAATGACACGATAGCTTCTTGGAGTGTGTCAATCTTCTTCTCTACTCTGCTCAATCGGTCTTCCACTTTACTCTCCTACAGCGTTAAATCAGGAGTCTTAACAGAGTCCCGTAATTGGTATACATGGCGTATAGCTTCTCCGCCATCGCGGTGAAATACTATTTGAGTCATAACACTTGACGCTCCGTAACCTGCTCCTGCATGCCAGGAATCGGGTGGTGCTAATGTTCCAAAGGTTTCTACAAATACGCCGTTATCAGTCTCTAGGACGTTTTGATGGTGGACATGACCGACTATCCACTTACGGTAGTTTGTAGATGACCACTGAGCAGGAAGCATCTTAGGAAGGATTGCTCCTAACTTAGCTGCTTTTACTTTGTCTCCGTGGTGTACTGCTATAAGATTCTGACCAAATTGTAAAGTATGAAAGAACCCATGTGGATCTAATATCTTTACCCGCTTTTCCTTTAAGTAGTAAAACTTTAAGATTAACGCGAGTGCGATAGCTGTATCTGAATCGTGGTTACCACGAGCCATTATAACAGTGACGTTCTGATGCTTTTCCAACATCTTATCTATGGCAAACATGAAGGTCTGCGCAGCTATCTCTAGCACTACTTCAATCCTGGTGTCTACGTCTAGCTTAGTCCCGGCAAAGGTTGTACCACTTGAACCATTGGCGTGGATAAAGTCTCCGACATTTACAAGCAATGATTGAGTTGACGCGGGAGAAGAATCGACTAGGTAATCGATTGCATCTAACATATCATTAGAAGCTATCTTAGTGTCGTAATCCCTGGACTTAGTTTCCCTCGCGTCTGCCCTCATGCCGAAGTGTGCGTCGCCTATTACTATGGTAGGCAGTAAGTCTTCAGCAAACTTCTTAGTCTTTGGTTTAGCCTTTGGCTTGTACTGCGGAAGACCTTTGGTAAGACCGTCAACAAAACCTTGCAGAGCCTTGTCTCGTTGTGCTTCGGTCATTGTCCTCTTGGTCTTCAGCCAAGCCTTGTTACCTTCATCGTCCTGAGTGTATATAGACCGACCAATTACTATCTCACCCTCAGGAACATGACGAGTCGCATCCCAGTTGTCAGAATATCCAGAAGACGCAGCAACGCTTTTAACATCAGCGACATGATGTCGCAATGTAGACGTAGAAATACCTAAACGATGGGCTGCTTCAGAACTATTTCGTCCGCAGTTTTCCCATACGTCTAGTATTTCTCTCTGCCTGTCTGTCTTGGCGTAGTCTACAAGACTCATTAAACAACCCTAACCTTGAGGTTATTCCCTGCCAAGGCTGTAATCCTTACCTTGTCCTGAGCAGGAGCATCAAAGTCATAGTCAGTTCCTAAGACCGCGCCTTTGTTCAACACGTTAGCATCGTAGTTAATTGCTACGCCGTCTGACGAAGGAACTGTAGTCCCTGATGTCATGTTGAAGACTATCGCTAGATCAAGATCGTTACCCAAGGCTATGTGGTTCGGGTCTGTAAC